TCCCCATAGTGGGGCTTTCCGCGATCTCTGGATTTGTGGATGTAATATTAGGAGAAACTGGCACTCGATATTTCGATAAGGAATTTCGATATTCCCTTGACGGAGGATTAAACTATGGCGAATGGACCGCTCTAACTACTCCAAACCTAGCTAATGTTCCGAACAACCCGAAGTTCGACTTTAAGGTCGAATACAGATACACAAGATCGGGAACAGATGGCTCAGGTGTACTCGTATTAGAGCAAATAGACATTGCAGGCACTTACAACCTTCCGTCGAGCGGAATTGCCTTTGACAACAGCGTGTTCTCAGAGTTCTTTTCTACTCCACACGACTTAGAACTCCTCAATTGGGGATTGAACGTGTTAGAGAAGCTATATTTACCTGGAACAATCCCATTATCTCTCACTAGAAACGAGAACAACAACACAAACGAAGAAGATCGAGACTACATCGACTTCTGGAGGGCGATTACTACATTCTACGGAACGCTAGTAGCATATGCTAGAGAGTTTGAGAAGATTGACGACAACAATGAGCTACTGACCAAATTCTTGAGAGGTAGAGATATGTTCATCTGCATCGACACACTCACTGAAGACCTAGACTACTTAAAGTCTAACTTCTATGACGAGATGAGACACAGAGGTACAGCAATGATCGCTATCAAGAAGGGACATATCCTTCCATCAGGCGAGGAAAAGCCTGTAGATGGAGAGCTGCTTAGACTGCTATGCTACAAAAGCCTATGTGATGAGTTCCTATTCGGAATATCTGAATTCGGAACTGTATCGTGGGTAGTGAATCAGTGGTCTCCACTTTGGCAGGGAGTAGGTAATCAGCATCAATTCACAAAGCTATACGAGCAGTCGACATACGTTCAAGACATCGCAAACTACCCACTCAACATAGGATCAGGTATTGTATCAGTTGTTACAGATGCCGTTGCGGGAGGAGATGTTATTGAGATAGATGGAGTTACCCCTGGAACTACGGTACAGATTGGAGGAACCGGCGTAGCGACTGCAGTGAATGTGAGTCCCAACATACCCTACGAAATTAGTTTCTACACTCGAAGAATAGGAGCGGGATCAGTCACGTTCGACGTAAGAGCATATACGTTCACAGAGACCGACGCTATTGCGAATCCCGCCAGCATGGTTACCGGACTTACTACAGCCACGTCGATTAGCGTTGCTGAGTTCCCAGACGATGGAGAGTATCACTTCGTAAGGACGATCATATGGCCTCACGACAAAGTAATTGACCTAACGAGTGCCGAAATCACCTATGCAAGCCCACAGGGACCAGGAACGACTCAGAACCTAAGGTTTCAACCCAACGCATGCAAGATGAGTCCTTTCGTTATGATGAGGAATACGACGGGGTCAGTCTCGGGCACTATGAGACTATACAATCTTAGATTAGCACCTCTAAGCACAGAATACAGCACAGGGTTCATTGGCCTATCAAACTACGTTCAAATGTGGGCTCAGAACAACAATGGCATGTACAATCAAACACAGCTTGATCAGATAATCAGCAGAAAACTGCTTCCCTACAAGGCTACTTTACAGAACAATACACTATAATGGAACTAAAGATATCGAATAACGCATTTTTGGGCAAGGTCGAGCTAGATCGACTAAAGACCTCCATCATCGATGAGGGGTATAAGGATCTAGTGCAGAAGGGAATAGCTACCTACGGGGTAGTTCATCCTTACACAGACAGCTTGTTCACCTCACTGAAGGTCGTTCAAGGATCCACCAACAACTTCATTACAGTCAATCCAGGAGATGCAGTAGATTCCTCATTAAACGTATCTAAGGTTGAGTCTATCCTAGTGGACCATTTAGGCATTCCTGCAGATAGTGCAGATCGGTGGGTAAGCATAACCTACCTCGCATCAAGCATTGAAGACGGCACGGTCGCAATTACAGCAGACGGACTACTTACGGGAACCGACACTAAGTTTACAGAATGCTTGAGAGGCCTTCCCGACTATCCATCAAAAATCACCTTCAACTCAGGAACCAATACTCAAGAATACACCGTAGCATCGGTAACGAGTGATACACTGGCTCAACTAAACGTCCTCACTGGATCTATGACTCCAGAGAGTTTGAAGACGATGGAGGTAGTTGGAACATTCACTCCAGGAGTTTCTGTCCCTACAGGAGACAAGTATCCGTTCATTCGAGACAGCTATACAATCAAGCTGAACAACTCAGACGCACTAGCAGCCAACGAGTATCATCTAGCTAAGGTAAGCAATGACGGATCTACTCTGTCGGTAACAGACTTGAGAAGCACCAACCTATACTCGGTCGCTACATCAAGTACTGCTGTAGATAGCGTATCTCCAATCAATCCACTTATTGCACCAATCTCTGAAAGATTTCAACACAAAGACTCAGACGGTAGTGATGTGAGAACTGAGATAGAGTGGGCATTTCAAGTACAGACTGCAGACTGGAGTTACAATGCATCTACACAGCAGATTACTATCACTGCAGGAAACGGAGGTTCATTCGCAAACACAACCGACTTTACAACGGGAGACTTTGATGGGTGGTTAGTAAAGTTCCATTCAGACTTCACAACAGTAAACGTCCTAACATCTACGTTAGTAGTATCAGACATCGTCTTAGACGTATCGTTTTTAGCTGCCGCTCCAACGGGAGCATTGCAGGTATATCCTAACGCAGACTTTGTGGAAATCCTCGCTACACGATACGTAGCGACTGAGGAGTATAACGAAATATTCACATTCCCAGCGACTGCAGGAAATGCATTCATAACATCAGCTCCTCAGAAATTTACTCAAGTATTCTGGAGACATACTCGAGGAATAGCCTCCACCAACTACGCATCAATCAACGACAACACCTATACCGCTGCGACATCATATGATGAAGACGGAATTCTAGGGACAGTAGCTACAACAGCAACCCTCTCAGGAAACATCTATCCGACAGCAACACCGAGAGACGTTGCCTCATATAAGCAGCCTCGAGGATTGGCAACAACCGTTATCACTAATGCGGGTGGAATTATAGACCTAACGTCAACCGCCAACTACAAGGACAGAAATTCATTCACCGTCGCGTGTGATACTTTCACAATAGACGCGATGACTGAGTTGGATCCAGGTACGACAATATCACTAACACTAATCCCAGGAGCAGTAACTACAGCAGTATTGGTTAGGCCAAACATCGCTGCTGGAGCAGGATACAAGCCAATGCGCACTCCATTGACATTGGGAGCTGCGGGACGAGGAGCTCTAGTTGGCGAGACGCCGACCTTAACATTCATTATGGCGAGGGGAACGGCTGGAGGATTAGAGTGGAAGTTGATTGGATCGACAGACGACTCTGCATACAACTCAAGTCTAGCGCCAGCAGTTAGCCCATATACTCAAGAGAACTTCACTTCAAGCAACATTAGTAGCTCGGGAGTCATAAGTGGATTGAGTGGTGCAATGCGATACAATAAGGTAGGAACGACCGTTCATATATTCGGAGAGGCTGCCTTCACATTAGGTAGCGACGATCCAGAAATTTTGATAACCCTTCCTGGAGGACTTCAGCACGTAACCACGGGCATAGGCAATCATACTCTATGTCGACTAGATACGGGCGGCTCAATCTATCAGATGATCTTCGCATACATTGACTCTGGGGCAACATACATCAAGCTAAGAAAGACGACAGCAGGTACAGACTTCGTAGCGGGGAGTAATACGATTAACTTTTCAATCACATTTGAAGTAAACTAAGAAGATGCTAACACTAATCACCAAAATAGAGTACAATGAGCTCGCCTACGGCGGATCGAAGACAATCAACAATAAGATTGTTGGAAAGCGAATCTCTTCAGTTCCAGCACTAGAGGCTGAGATGACGCTAGATAGAGAGAGTTCTCCTACTTGGATTCTAAATAGAACTCAAGGAGCAGCATTCAGTCAAGACCTATTGGCAATAACTGACGAGACCTTTCCCTACAACGTGAAGTTCCTTCACATCCAGTGCCATCAACTGACAGAGTCTGTCGGTGACGTACCTCAACCCTTGAGGTTCACATTGGCCATCGACGGAGTAAGTATGGGCTCAATGACTCAGTATCAGATAGCTAATGTAGACGGATTTGTTCCGGCAAACATTACAGTTAGTAACGTAGTGGTTCCTACAGACAAGAGAGCTGTCCTAACCGCAATCATAGGAATAGACAACTAAAATGAGGCTATATCACACGGGAGCGTTAACTTACAATACACCTCAGCCAGAATCTGAGAAGAATCTAGGAGGCCTTGTAGCTAGCTCACCACTTGCGAACGGGACTTTGAATAACCTCTTTGGAGGAATAAGTCAATCCACCCTTCAGAATCCAAAGAAGGAATACCGAGCGGTGGTGTTGAAGAATGAGGGAACTCTAGCTACAGACATTCAACTATACTACACGAACAACTCAAGCAGTCCGCTAGCCACATTCAAGATGGCTCTAGTAGCCCTAGCGTCTGACGGTTGCGGTGGATATGAGATGGAGTCGATTCCTGGAGTAAATTCTGCTCCAATAAACGCAATCTTCAAGAACAATCTAGCTGCAGCGAACGCTTTAGTGATTCCTTCACTTCCGATAAATGCTGAGATTGGTATTTGGATCGAACGATCACTAAACGCCAAGGCAATTAAGGACTCTCAGACGTGCGACGATATAATGGCCAACTACGAACTCGCAGACGTCAATCAAGTCTCTGAGGTAAACTGCTTGGGTAATGTTGCAGATTCACTCAACGGAACATACTTCACATTCGACACTGTTAACGAAAGATACTACGTATGGCTCGATAGCAATAACGGAGTAGATCCTCTAGTTGAAGGACGAGAGGGTGTTCGAGTAGAGATTAACTCAACATCAGGAGCCTCTACTATTGCAGTCAAGATAAAAGACCAACTCAATCTACTTGTTGACTCTCAAGGTGATATCGTCACAACTATAGCAGGAGATGCTGTAGTTATGACTAGTCAGCTAGCAGGAGGATACACTGCTCCAACTGCAGGGACGTCAGGATTCAGTCCAAGCATCACTACAGCTGGAGTTACCGGAGACATTGAGACCGTAGAAGACCTCGAAATAACTATTTCTTGGTAAATCGTTGCATCTAGAGATACAGGTAGTATCTTTAGGCAATGAATTCAACACAGCTAACTAGAGCATATCACATCGACTTCAGTCGAAAGGCTCTCTCCCGAGACGTTCAGTTCTCCTCGAGAGATAGTGCTCTACTAGATAGCTTTGCATTAGGATTAGAAAAACAATATGGAGGCTCAGCAGGCGCGAGCCTCCTTTTTGATTACTTCATTTTCCAATTCGAGTATTGGCTGGAGTTGAAGGATACGTGGATTGACAGAGGAATGATTCCACTCTCCTGGATAATCGGCACCAAAGCACTTCAAAGATGGATCGACCGTCCCTTTAGAGACCTCACCAAGGCTCGAGGTGTGATGAGTGAGTATGACTTACATCCGATTAGAGACGAAATGAAGCCCTCTAAGGACGTTTCAGAGATAAAGTCGTGGGAGGAGTTGGAAAAGAGAAGACACTACGGCACAGACGATGGTTTACGAAATTGCTTTGAGGCTACTACTTTATACAATCAAAAGTCCGACCTTTGCAGCCAATGCACCAACAAGACTGCATGCACTGCATTATTGAAGACTGAATACCCTCTAATCTACGCGAAAAGAGGATTACAAGAGGAAAGAACAGGTCGCAGAAGGCGAGGTAATATGATTAATCTATGAAGAGAACTCCACTAAAGAGAGGAAACTCTACACTCAAAAGAACTCCACTGAAGGCCACATCAGGCCTAAAGCAGGGAGGTAAGTTGAAGCAGGTCTCTTCAAAGAAGAAAGTGGTTATAGATAAGAAGATTGCTGTGTACAAGATAATTGACAGCACGAGAGAGATGTTTTGCGAAGGCTGTGGACGGACAGATGTCCCTCTATCACACAGCCACCTCATAGCTGAATCGTGGAATGAGAGCTTAGCAGCAGTTGAAGAGAATATTAGACTACACTGCTTAGATTGGGAGGATGGAGAGGGGTGTCATTCAATATACGAGCACGCAGAGAAGGAGAAGATTGAGCAGATGCATGATTTCGAGGAGAACCTGGAAATAATAAAGAGACTAGACAACACATTTTACAACAAGCTAATAACGAGAATCTATGGGCAGAGATAGTGGCGAAGTGCCAGCGAAAAAGATGATTGAGATAGGAGACAGATTGCTGATGGCATCCTCTCTAATCTCCTTCAGAAGAATAGAGGGATTTGTAGGAGACGACCTACAGTACAGCATTCTAATCAATGAGGGGCCCCTTCCCGCTGACAGATGCCTATACGAAGACACATTGATATCCTTCGACACAGAGAAGGAGCGAAATGAAGAGTGGGTAAACATGAAACAGATATTAACACAGGACGCAAATGTCCAAATACTAGAGAGATGAATATAACACTAAACGAAGAAACAGACTTCACGATCACAGCCTTGATGGCCTACATGAAGGAGAAGCACGGAACTAAGAAGAGTGGAAAGCCTTTTCGTAATGGTGACGCCCAAGGATGGATGCTCCGCGGCAATATACCGGCCTCTTACGGAGGGTATAAGTTGGAGTACGTTGAGAACGAAGCTATCGGCATCAAACTGATCAGAGTTCACTTTACATGAAAGTAGCAAACATAATAGTCTTTGACCTGGAGTCCGGAGGATTCCTCACAAAGGAGCATACACACGGTCTATGCGAGATTGCAATGATAGCAATCGATGCAAACACACTCGAAGAATTGGGTAGATATGAAGCAATCATCGCTCCATACAAGACATTCAGTGGAGAACTCACAACCTATACAGAGGGAGCGCTTGCGATCAATGGTCTGACGATGGCCAAGATTGAGGCAGGTAAAGATCCGAAGTTGGTAGCGAGAGAGATAGTAGCCTTTGCTAAGGAGCATAAGATAGGAGGGAGGAATGGAGCTCCTCTATTAGCAGGACACAACATCAGAGGATTCGATCTTCCGTACCTAACTCAATTCATGGAGATTCACGCGAAGGACCTCTACAAATCATTCTCCAGAGACTACATCGATACACTGATGTTTACACGATTAATGTGGGCAGAGGATGGATCTATCCTAAACCACAAGTTAGGGACAGCCTGCAGTAAGGCAGGAGTTGAGCTGGAAGACGCCCACAGGGCAATGGCAGATACTGAAGCGAATGCTGAGTTACTCAAGGTATTCTTGAAGAATATGAGAGGCTCAGGAGGACCTATGCAGTCAGACGAATTAGTAACCGACGATAGAAAGTATCGTGAGAAATTCACATTTTGATGGAAGCACCTAAAAGAGAACATTCAATAGTAGACGACAGAGAGGTCTATGATCTAGTCCAAACGATGTTAGGAGAGCTCTCAAATGAAGCAGTCGCTGAGTTAGCTCAAGGAAACGGGAACGATGTCGAGCGAGTAATTGACTCACTATACCTCGAGACTCGAGATGTGATGAGTAATGGAACGAGAGCTCTCCAGAAGGACGTCTTCGAGATAGAGGGATTCTCAGACAGCGTAGAGGAGACATTGCGTTGCAGATCCCTAAACTACTTCACACTAACAGTATTGCCTGAGTTCATTATGGGATGGCACAATATCCAATGGTCAGACATGATTCAGATGTACCGACTATTGTGTGTATTAGCATCTCGTGACCACGGTAAGAGCTACCACTACTCATTCGCATATCCTCTATGGCAGATGTTTCGACATAAGAATCAGGAGATGATGCGAGCTCAAGGAATGCCTGGAAAAGTAGAGCCTGAGTATAAGATGGCGGGAGAGGGTATGTTGGTAACCAATGAATACAAACTTGGAATCGAACTACTCGCAAAGGTGAAGACTGAGATTGACGCCAACGATATCTTGAAGGAGAGGCTGATGCCTGACAGCAAGAGAGATGGTTGGGGAGCGGAGAAGATCATAGCTAAGAATGGAGCGACATTCTATGTAAGGTCAGCCAATTCTAAGATCAGGGGACTTCACCCTTCATGGATTGTATTGGATGACTTCTTGAATGAATCCTCTCTATACAGCCAAGAGATGCGTGATAAGTACTGGAACATCTTTTCGGGTGTTATCTATCCAGCACTATCACCGGGAGGACAGATGTTGATAGTAGGAACACCCTTCTTTGAAAAAGACCTCTACGGAATACTGAAGGAGAGAGCGTCTAAGACAAAGTTGAATGAGGAGGCGTTTAGAGTATTTGAATACCCAGCGATCTTCCCTGATGGAACACTACTATTCCCAGAGCGTCACTCACTCGAGTCAATATTGGAGAAGAGGAACCTACTTGGATCAATGATTTTCTCCAGAGAGATTCTTGTGACACCTATCGCTGACTCAGCATCTATCTTTCCTTACACCATATTGAACAACGCCATCAAAGGACAGGACAATGTTAAGGTGATTAGGAATATAGATTCATCTCCAAGAAAGTACGAGAAGATTATCGTCGGATGTGACTTTGCTATCTCATCTGAGACGGGAGCAGATTATACGGTCTTCACAATACTCGGAGTAGATGAATTAGGCTTGTTTCACGTTCTAAACTCAGTGAGACTACATGGTGCAAACTACAACAAGCAGATGGCAGCACTCAAGAAGATTAATCGAGACTTCCGTCCTGATATCTTCGTAGCTGAGAGCAATGGTCTTCAGCAGATCTTCGTCGACATGATGACAGAGGCTAACCTTCCCGTAGTTGGAGACAATACTACAAGCGGAAACAAGAAGTCTCTATACACAGGAGTACCTGGACTTGCAGTATTGTTCGAGACTGGTCGAATCAAGTTTCCTTACGGAGACGAGAAGTCTAAGGCAATGACAGACTTGTACTTTGGAGAGCTAAACAGCATCGCATTCCTTCAAGAGAAGGGCAAGCTCGAATCAACGAGTCAACACGATGATACAAGTATGTCTCTATGGCAGGCTGTCAAAGGAGCAAAACAGGGGAATATCGATTTCAACTTTACATTTCTAGGATCACAAACATCATCAAATGGCTATTAAGAAGCACCTGACAGACGATTTCATTATTGAGTTGATAAAACTTGCACTGAAGGACAAGAGAGTCCTTGAGACGTCGGCAAAACACCTCAAGTACCAATACCTTCCCTCATCAGAGCATAAGGATTTGTGGAAGGCCATTCTAGTGCATTTCGATACCCTAGGAAAGCAGCCAACAATTGGAGTTCTCGCTCAGCAGTTTGAACACGAACCAAAAGTACTCGCTCTAATTTCACTAGTAAAGAAGGCAGACTTTCCCGATAAGGACGCAGTGTTTGGACAGTTAGAGAACTTCGTGAAGAACAAGATGTTCTTGAAGGTGTATGATGAGTTAGGAGACCTCTTCAATCGCAATCAGAAGGATGAGGCGTATGACCTAGTGCAAGAAGCAGGAGCTGATTTAGCCAACTTTACAATCAAGGAGAGCTACTACGATAAGATATTTGAAGACCATCAGAAGAGACGCCTTGAGAAGAGATCTGCTATGGAGATGGATCAAGACACATCAAACAAGATTCCTACATCCATTCCAGAACTCGATGAACTGACTAGAGGAGGTGTAGATAAGGGAGATACGGTCCTATTCTTAGCTCAGTCAGGAATTGGTAAGACAAAAGCACTACGTCACATTGGAGTAGGTGCAGCTAGAAGAGGATTCAAAGTAGCACATATCCAAGCAGAGGGTAGTAGACAAGAGTGTTTGGACGGATATGACGCAACCTTTACAGGAATCAAGATGTATGAGCTCGAAAAGGGCTTGCCTATCTCAGATGCCAAATCGGTAAAGATCAACAAGGCGATCTCTCACATCTCAACTCAAGGAGGAGAGATCTACGTAGAGGCATTTGAGCAGTTTGACACAGCAACTTTAGCAGATGTTAGAGCAATGCTACTCGAACTACAGAAAGCACACGGAGAGATCGATATGGTCTTACTTGACTACTTCGAGTTATTCGATCCAGGAGACGGGAAGAAGTATAAGGTCTCAGAGGAGAGACAGAGGAGAGAAGCTATCTCAAACAAGTTGAAGAATCTAGCGTTGGAATTCAACGTAGTAATAGTATCAGCTACACAGGCATCTACAGTATCGCCTGATCTACTAAACGATCCAGAGTTCGTACAGACGAGATATCACATCTCTGAATTCAAGGGAACAATCAAGCCATTCTCGTACTTCATTACAATGAATCAAACGAAGGATGAGTACAGATCTAAGATCATGCGCTTATATGTAGATAAGATTCGTAAGTATCCAGGAGGACGTACAATCAAGATCTATCAAGACTACGACTACGACAGATTCTGTGATGTGAAAAGAACTAGAATGGAATTCTTCCAAGCAGAGCAAGATCAGTAGTGGAGATAACAAACGACGTACATAAGAAGGTGATCGATGTCCTAGGAATAAACCCTCGAAAGAGGTCTCCTAAGGGCTGGATCATGGGAGGGAAGTGTCCCTTTTGTGAGAAGGACGATAAGTTCGGAATCATATTGAATGATGTAACTAAGACGAGACACGACAATCACATCTCATTCAACTGCTTTCGAGGGTCATGTCAAGAGAAGGGAGGTGAATTCTTACTACTTCAAGCATTAGGACAAGAGCACTTTCTTCAGCAAAAGAAGCACATAAAGCTACGAGACAAGGTTGAGAACAAACTAAAGCCATCGGCTGAGGATGAGTATGTAGTTGAGACTGAAGTGCTGACGAGAAAGCCTGCATTTGGATGGAGGAGAAAGTACGATGACCCATACCTGAGAGCGCGTGGATGGGAGGATTGGCAATTCGAGTTAATGCCTGTAGGGAGAACTACACTATTCTCTAAGCTAAAGGACTATGTCGTTATACAGGTAGAAGAGGGAGGTGAGAATAAGGGATACGTTGCGAGATTGACGTGGGATAAGGAGCGAGTTCAAGAAGCGGGAAAGTATGCTCCGCCCAGATATAGGAATGAGGGAGCAGTAGACTTTGCTAAGATTGTTGGAGGGCTAGATGAGATCACTGAGGAGACTAGAACGGTAATCATCGTTGAGGGGCTCTTCGATAAGACAAATGTGGATAAGCAACTCCAGCTCAACCTAACAAGCAAGACAAAGTGCATCTACACATTCGGAAAGAAGGTTAGTGAAGCTCAGATTGAGAAGCTCAAGTCTAAGGCTAGCGTCAAGAACGTCATCTTTCTGTACGATCCAGATGCAGTGAATGAAGTAAAGCGCTATGGATCTCTACTGAAGTCGTTTGCAAACGTCTATGCCGGATTCTTGACAGATAAGGACCCAGGCGATTTGACCGCAGATGAACTGGAGGATGTGATAGAATCTATGGAACAGATCGATGTATTTGCGTGTAATAAAGTACAAAAGAAGACCTTCTAGTTAGGAATTGGAGAATTCTAGAGTACCTTCATATCACCAAAAAACCTATATGACAAACCTTGACGCCATGAATGAAAAGACCCGCAATCAAACACTAACCGACTACCTCGAGTGCTTAGAGCTGGAATATCTGATGTGCATACTAAGATCCAAGTTCTATCTAAGCGACAAAGACAAGAGATTCTATCTGAAGACAGCTAAGCTGAAAGAGTCTAAGATCAATGACATCGCCAAGAAGGCTGACGTCCGAAGTACGATCTTCACAGACCTGCAATTCAGACAGAACTTACTACAAACGATCACAGGCCAAGGAGGCTTTCCCGAGTTTATATATAGGAACGAGAACTCTCGTAAGGAATTGTCTAGGAAAGACTTTCGATACTACTATCAGGAGGGAGCTGAAGTATCAGTTCTCCTAGGAGAGGCTCACTCTTCACTAGGTGTAGTCGTATCTTCAAATCAACAATCAATGACCGTCTCTGTTAAGTTGAGAGGCGAGTCAAGAGCAGCAATTTATACAACTAGTCACGTAACACGTTTAATCTAAGCAAATGCCAAGACATCAATCAACAAAATTATTCGACGGATTCAGTACCTGTTTTCGTCAGTGGAGAGCAGAAGATACACACTGCAGATTCGTACATGGATATGGAATATCCTTTAGAGTTACCTTTGAGGGAGACCTAGATGAAAGAAACTGGGTTTGGGACTTCGGAGGAATGAAGAGAGCTAAGACTAAGATCGACGGAATGAGCCCTAAGGCCTGGATGGACCATATGTTCGACCACACCTATCTAATCGCAAAGGACGATCCACAATTGGAGACATTCTTAGAGCTAGACAGAAAGGGCATCGCTCAAGTAAGAGTGGTAGAAGCTACCGGAGCAGAGAAGTTCTCTGAGTTCATCTTCAAGAAGCTAAGTGCATTCGTCACAGAAGAGACTGAAGGACGAGTGAAAGTAACTCAGGTTGAGTTCATGGAGCATCATAAGAATACAGCAATCTACAATGAGTAGGTTCCCTAAATCACATCAGAGTATCGTCAATCCAATTAGAAGTTTTACCTTTACCGAAAATTAAGCAAATGCCTAACACACTAATTCATCAGTTTCCTAAAGAGAAACGAGTAGCCGCTACAGATAGTGGCATATTAAGTGTCTCAGAGATGTTCTGTGACACCCTTCAAGGAGAGGGAATCCATACGGGAGTTCCAGCAACATTCATAAGACTTCAGAGATGTACACTAGCTTGCGTTTGGTGTGACACTCTTGCGGTTTGGAAGAAGGGGAATCCTTACAGCATCAAAGAGCTTTTCAAGCTGTTTGAAGACGCTGGAATGATTGAGAAGTTTAAGAATGGTCAGCACATCGTATTGACGGGAGGATCTCCTATCCTACAGCAAGCAGGCCTTCTAGAGTTTGTTCAGAGATTCAAGGCAGAATACGGATTCAATCCACACTACGAAGTAGAGAATGAGTCTACTAGACCTATTGATCCAACATTCGCACGATACATCTCTACTTGGAACAACTCACCTAAGCTAGCCAACTCAGCTATGAAGAAAGCTATTCGCTACAAGCCTGAGGTGTTGAAGCAGCTATCTGCACTACCAAATAGTTGGTTCAAGTTCGTAGTATCGAATGATGAGGAGTGGAATGAGATTAAGGAGGATTTCCTAGACACTGGATTGATTAAGCACGAGCAGATCATTCTAATGCCTTGTGGAGAGAATCAAGCTGAACTAGCTCTAACAAGAGAGATGGCAGCAGACCTTGCAATTAAGTACAATACCCGATACAGTGATCGTGCACACGTCACCATCTGGGATGAGAAGACAGGAGTATAACCAATAAACACAGATAGAAGTAACATGGGAAAATTAAAGCTGCTTACCAAAGCAAATGGAAACATCGTCCGCACAGAGGCCGAGAAGAAGCAAATGATTGAGGAGGCCTCCGTACATTACGGCCACTTTCTTACAGCACTAGGATTCGATTGGGCTGCAGATGCACACAGTGCAGATACACCAAAGCGAGTTGCTAAGGCATGGGTTAATGACCTGATCGCTGGATCAATCAACGAACTAGCTCCAATCAAGACGTTCCCTAACGACGAAGGATACACTGGATTGATCTGTCAGACAAAGATTCCAGTAACGAGCCAGTGTGCTCATCACAACTTAGGATTCACTGGAGTGGCTCACGTAGCATATATTGCAGGGAAAGATAAGAACTCTCAAGTACTAGGCTTATCCAAGCTAAACAGAATCGTTGATTGGTACTCAAGACGTCCAAACATCCAAGAGTCTTTGACAAAGCAGATTCACGACAAAGTAGCAGAGCTCTGTGAAGGTCACAGAGGAGTTGCTGTAATCGTTGAATCACAGCACAATTGTGTAAAGTGTCGAGGAGTAAAGAATGACAGCGTTATGAAGACATCTCAGCTAAGTGGATACTTTCACACCAACGAGATTGGTACACGCACAGAGTTCTTCCACCTAATCGATCAGTCACGATACTAAGATGGGGAGACAGCTGACAATATTCGATGATGAGGCATACGGAGAGGTTCGCGAAGGCGGATCTCTCTACCTCAAAGCTGATCAAATAGCGAGAATGGTGGATCACTGTGCTCACTCGATCAACTCCAACTTTGCGTTTGATGAAGAAGAGCCTGTGGTTATGGTAGTTCTACTAAGTGGAGCAGTACCATTTGCTACACAGCTTATGCAGAAACTTCACATGCCACTAGAGGTTAGATATGTGAATGTGAGCGTGTATGGAGACGATAGAACACCTGATCGCGCAAAGATACTATATGACGTTGAGGGACTAGACGATCTGGAAGGACGTAAGGTCTTACTAGTAGATGAGCTAGCAGACTCAGGAACAACTCTTACACTAGTTCAAGAGTACATTGAGAAGAAAGGTGCCGAATCTATCTATTCGAGCACTCTACTTTACAGAGGAGGGTGTACCTTTACGCCCGATGTCGTCGGACACGTAGCCACAATCAGTGATTGGTTTTATGGATACGGAATGGATCTTGACGGAATGAATAGAAACTTACCCGATATATACACTACGCCAGCATGCTAAATTCGAGAGAGCTACTAGAAGAAGGGATCGTTACCGGTCCAATTGATAATGAGAACATCAGCCAGGTAGGCATTGATCTAAACGTGATCAGCATTGAGTCGATTGTTGCTGGCGGAGGATACATTCCCAAGACAGGAAAGACTCAGTTGAATGGATATCGAGAGTGCCCTAGCATAATGCTAGCGGATGGAACTATCGTATACACACTCGAGCCAGGTGCATACAACGTAGAAATGGCTCAGGGATGTAGTATTCCTGAGGATGTGACACTCCTAATCCGACAGAGAAGTTCTCTACTAAGGAATGGTGCAAGTCTACACTCCAGCGTATTTGACCCAGGATTCAAGACTGACTCTATAGGTACAGTTCTTGTGGTGCACGTTCCTCTAAGAATAGAGAAGGGCGCTAGAATCTGTCAGATTTACGGACACAGGAATACGCCCGTAAAAGAAGAGGACCTTTATGACGGACAATGGCAAAACGACAGTCAGCGAAATGGATAGGCAACAATTGACACAACTAATCACTGCGGAAGTGGAGGACTTCAACGTAACTGAAGGAACAAGCCTTACACTAGCATGGTCAGAAGATGGAGGTGAAGCAGTCATTGAGGGATTCCCAACAGAGGAGCACTACGAGGTGCTTGAGGAAAACTTCTACATGAATCAGCTGTCGCGAAAGGACATCAAAGAGAACGCTCAACACGAAATGGTAATAACACTAAGCTAATGTATAGAACTAACGTAACTATAAACTTGAGTGTGGAGGGAATCCATGCTTGGCCAGGAATTCCTGAAGAGCTGAATGAAGTAGGCTTTCTAAAGTTCCCTCACAGACACACCTTTACCATAAAGGCTAAGAAGTCTGTAACACATGACGATCGAGATCTAGAGATCATTCTACTAAAGAGAAAGGTGTCTAAGTATCTTAGAGAGCAGTACTTTTCAACAGACGCTCAATGCCTAATGTTTGGCTCAATGAGCTGTGAGATGATTGCAAAGGAATTGGTGCAGGTCTTCGGACTAGAGTATTGTGAAGTACTTGAGGACGGAGAGAATGGAGCCGAAGTATTCAGAGAGCTACCAAACTTCAAAGACGTTGTTACTATCTCAGGATGGCCTTGTAGCGGAAAAGACACATTCATTAAAGCGCATCTCCCAGGATATCACGAAATTGTAGTGTCTGACATAGTTAGAGAGCTTTCAGAGGCAAATACGACGCAAGAACTAGCTCAAACGAAGGATTTGGGAGACATTCTAGCTATCGAGTTGAGATATGCTGTAACTAAAGCCCTAAAAGAAGGGAAGAAGGTTGTAGTAAATGGAATTCGTCAGGTAGAAGTACTTGAGGGACTTAAAGATCTCGACAAGTCTGACATTTGGCTAGACGTATCCTATGAAGTCAGAGACGTCCGATATGTACTGAGAGGGAGGAGTAGTGACGACTTATCGTACGACGAGTTGATAGGCTTACAGATGGAGCTCGGTGTAGAGGAGCTAGAACATACTCTACGGAATGATTCACGAACAATGATAATCGAAAACTAATGGATATCTACGTTATCAGCCCTCTATCAAACTTAGAGGCAATGAAGAAGGGAGACAGAACATTCGTGTTAGCTCACCTATGGATGAAGTCTGAGAAGTACAGAGCATTCATCATGGAACGAAAGGCTGAGGGCCAGTTCCTTACACTAGACAACAGTGCAGCAGAGAGATCTCTAGTAACAGAGGATGCTCTCATCAAGATCTGTCACGAACTAATGCCTAATGAGGTGATTGCACCTGACGTATTATTCGATGCAGACGCTACAATGGCAAACCTAGACTCATTCGTAGAGAGAATGATTGAGGAGGGCTTGTT